GACAAAAACCAGCGCTTTATCACCTATTATGAATTGGTGGACTATTTAGCCGGAAACGATCAACTTGTCGTCGAGGCCACCACCGGAGGCCATGACCACAATACTTTATACTCAGTTTTAAGCCACGATCACCAGGGCGTATATGCCGAAATTGTCGATGTTGAAGGCGTGTACGCTCTTGTTGTTCACGATCACGATGGTTTGTACGCGGCCCTACAACATCAGCATGATGGGCTTTATTCGAAACTTAATCACCGCCACGACGGCGAATACTCTGAGCCATACCACGAACATGCAGAATTTCAGGTCACCAAACAAGGCACGATCGAGGCAGAGGCAGCCGGATGGTGGTTCTCCATCCTATGAAAGGGTAAACCATGGTAGATATCGCATATAAACGAATCGCAGCTTCGAGGCCCGCCGCTACGACCGAGGCCGAACTTTATGCAGTTCCCTCGGATACCGAAATTGTGGGAAACCTCACCATTGTCAACCAGTCTACCTCAGCTGTTACGTTTAACGTAGCGCATACCGACGCGAGCGGGGCAGCGGCCGGCGAGGATTGGCTTGCATTTGAGGAGTCCCTTGCAGCCAAGGCGCGGATGGTAATTCCGATTACAGCCAAAAACCCCGAGACTATTAGGATACAGACTGACACCGTTGACGTGACCAGCTTCCATTTATCCGGCATGGTCCGCAGCCTATAAGGAGGGTTTTCAATGCCAACCACGATGATAGGCCATTGCATTGACATGGCCGAACGAAAAATTCTCGATGAGTCGAACGACGAATACAGCGAGCAAAACCTCCTCGATCTTTACCACCTGGCTATCAAGGAGATTATCAACCTCGTACCCCGGTCCCATACCGATTCTCGAACCTGGCAGCTATCACCGTCGACGCGCCAAGTCTGTCCGGCCGATGGCGTCGAGATCGTCGATGTCATAATGAATATGGGCGCCAACGGCGCGACTCCCGGCCCGGCGATCCGCGAGACGACGCTCGATATCATGAAAGCGCTTTTACCTGGCTGGGAGGCGGACACCCCGGCCAATAACGTAGAGCATTGGTTCAGGATACCCGAAAGCAAGGTCGAATTTATGATTTACCCGCGTTCCACGGGAAACAATCAGGCATTGTCGCGAGTTACGACCATACCGGCCCAAGTGCTGTGGGATAGCAATGGGGATTTTAAGCTGGCCATAATTCCGATCGATGACACCTTCTCCTCTGCGATTATAAACGGGATGGTTTATATCGCCTATGACGATGATTCTGACACTCCGGGCAACACGCCCAGGAGTCAGATGTTTTATAACCGTTTCTTACAAGATTTGGGACTTAGAGCTGTTAAAGAACAGAAATACCGAAAGGCATAATCCATTAAAAAGGAGGCGGCAACATGGTTGATATATCCGTAGATTTATGGTTCCCGGACGTGATTCCGGCGGCCCAGCTCTGTCCTAACCCCATTATCCGGCGCGAGATAGTCAACGCCTGCAGGGACCTATGCGAGCGCACAATGTTATGGGTGGAGGCGCTGGATCCCATCGACGTAGTTGGCGATACTGCAGAATATGCGCTCACGAAAACCGACGTGGAGATCAGCGGCGCGGACCGGGCGAAATTCAACGGCAAAACCATTTATCCGACCTCTGAAGCGGCGCTCGATGAGGACGATACCCAGGAAGATCAAACCACCTGGCGCGAGAAGACCACCGACACGCCGGAAAGGTATTTCGTGACGTTCGAAAAGAATCTCCGCCTGGTTTATATCCCGGATGCGGATTTAACATCCGGGTTGGAAGTTTGGGCGATTCTCATTCCTTTGGTTGATTCCATCGTTGTACCTATCTTTCTATGGGAGAACTTTAAGGACATGATCGCGGACGGCGCCAAGGGCAGGCTAAAGTCAATTCTTAATATGCCCTGGACCGATCTGAAGGCAGCCGGCGGCTTTCTGCAGAGCTATGAGGCAAAAATGATGCCTGCAAAGCAAAAAAAGTTTACCGGCTTTCAACGGGTGAAAACACGGGCAATAGTGAGGACACGATACCATGACTTTTAAATTTTCCAACAATGGCGAGGGCAACCTTCAAAGCGCAATCGGCACCGGAGACACCACGATCACGCTGGAGTCCGGAGACGGCGCCACGCTCCCCAGCATTGGAGCCGGAGAGGAGTTCGAGGCGAATATCACCGAGGGCTCAAAGTCCGAATGGATCACGGTAACGGCCAGGGCAGGCGATCAGCTCACAGTGACAAGGCACCCATCGGCGCCACAATCGTTTAGCGCCGGCGCATATCTCATGCACTCGATGAGTGGCACGATGCTAAATGCCTTCTTGCAAAAAGGGGATTTCAGAACCGTTACGACCGACCCGGACGGCAGCCTGGCAGCCGACTATTTTGGCGAGGAGGTCTTTCAGAGCACTACCGGCCGATGGTGGAAACAAACCTCCGGGACTGTATGGCAGGAAATGAACGCTCAAACCTAAAGAGGGACACACATGGCTATCGGATTAGCTCATAAAGCCGTTGCGCACCTTGTAGAAGCGATATTAGCAGCGGATACCACGATGAAGGTCTACCTAACCGAGTATGGCGCAATCCTAAACGCGCCCGCGAACGATATCTATTTGAAATTGCGCGGACCGGTTAACCGGGAAATTGTCAAGGTCGATATTGCCAACTCATCTTTTGGTAATTATTTAACGGTCGTTCGCAGCCAAGGCGGTACAACGGCCCCGGCCACCTGGCCACAAGGCACCCTGGTCTATGGCAGCACGCATGCCGATCATTATAATTCAATTATCCAGCGCGGCGAAAACAGGACCATCGATTATAACCCTAATGAGATCCTATCCCCTTTGTACGCCGGCGAAAAGGTTTACCAGAACGCGCCGGCAGGGTGTGTAAGATGGTGGAAGTCGTTTAACGGTGTCGATCCGTATTGGGACATTATCACAGGGGCGCCGTGCGGGCTCGAAGGTTACGAGGATATCGGATGGGACTATGACCTTTTGATGCCTGGCGACCCCTGGACCCTGCAGCACTCGCTCGGGCTCGAATCTCCGGCTCAAACTAATATTTATGCAGCCTGCTACGATCCCACGCATGAGGTGTTTGTGATCGGGACCGGCAACGACGCCCAACTTTGGGTAAGTGATGACGGCGGCGGTACCTGGGATTTAAAAAAGGATCTAAGCAACGAATCTCCCGCTCAGGAGCGAGTCGTAGCGCTGGCTTATGACCCAACCTCGGACCTGATATTTGCAGGCACCTATTACGACGCTCAGGTATGGGTAAGTGATGACGGCGGGGATACCTGGACCGAGAAATACGATATCAGCGACGAATCGCCCTCGGACTTTTATGCCAGGGCTATCGGCGTCGATCCAAATATCGGAACTGTTGTGGTGGGAACGGGCAGCAGCAATGCCATGATTCACCTTACCGACGATGGCGGCGATACATGGGATATGAAAGTCGACTTATCGGATATTGAGAACTTTTGGGGTACGGTTAAATGTATGACCTATGATTCAAGCCGTGCGCTCCTCTTTGCGGGTTGCGGTACTTGCGTGTGGAAAAGTGGCGACGGCGGAAAGTTTTGGGCGAAAGTCCATAACTTCGCCGATGAAATACCAGCGCAAACTTTAGTCATCGAAATGTGTTACGACGCAACCAATGACATATTGGTGATCGGCACCGGCGGCGACGGGCAGCTTTGGGTGAGTGGCGATGGCGGCGCGACTTGGACGATGAAAAAGGATCTTAGCAACGAGACGGACCCCCAAACCGAAATCAGAGCATTGGTCTTTGATTCCACAAACGACGTTATTATCGCAGGCACCTATCCGGACGGCCAGCTTTGGAAAAGTACCAACGGCGGAGATACTTGGACGCTGAAAAAAGACCTGAAAAACGAGGCCGATCCGGTTGGGGTTGTCGATACTTTGGTTCACGACTCTACAAACGATGTCCTTATTGCAGGAACTTCTTTTTCCAAAGGCCAGATCTGGAAAAGCGACGATATCGGGGAAACCTGGGCACTCGCGCAAGATCTATGGTTAGAGTCTCCCTCTCAATTAGCTGTTGATGCCAGCGCCTATGATCCGAGCCGGGATCGTCTCTTTGTCGGTACGGCCAACGATGGTCAGATATGGAAAAGCGACGACGAAGGGGATACCTGGACACTGGCAGAGGATCTTAGCGACGAATCGCCCTCTCAGACCGGCATTAGATGTCTGGTCTACGACGCTTATCACGATATCCTCGTAGCAGGCACTTTTCCGGACGGACAAATTTGGATCTCCGACGACGGCGGGGCAACCTGGACCCTGGAACTCGATATGAGTGACAGCAGTTATTCGGAAAATTCTGTAGCCGCCCTCGGCTATGATGCCGGCACGCATGACATTGTTGGAGGCTCGGGAACTGCGGACTCCGTCTTTTTGAGAAGTGCCGACGGCGGGGATACCTGGGACTTGCGGCTAAGCGTTAGAAACGATTTCATCGATCTGGGTTATGTTTATTCTTTTGCCTTTGATTCCAGTCGCAACACGCTTTGGGCAGGGACCGGCACTCGTTGTCAAGTGTGGAAAAGCATAGACGGCGGATATACCTGGGCTTTAGTAAAGGATATAAGAAAAGAGAACAACTCTAATTATTCTGTTCTTTCCCTTTGTTATGACGCCTATAACGATGTGCTTGTAGCCGGAACGGGCAACCTTGGAGCTATATGGACCTCCGTGGACGGCGGGGATACCTGGGTACTGAAAAAACAGTTAAGTATCGAGGGCGATCCTCAAACAAAGGTCCACTCCTTGCTCTACAACCCGGTTAACCATTGGATCTTTGCCGGTACCGAAAACGATTCTCAGATATGGGTAAGCAAAGACGGCGGCGAGACATGGGCGCTCGATCAAGATCTGGAATACACATACGCTTATTGCCTGGCGTATGACGCGCAACACCTAAGAAACCTGGCCGGCGTCGTCTCGGGCGGGAGGATCTGGACGCGAGGAAATGAGTAAATGTGGAGAGCTGAATTAGAAGCAAATATCGTCATTACCGGCGGCGGGGATGAACAGGAATGGCAAGACATCATAAACGAGATAATCGCTCTTGAAATAGAGCTCAATGCCGGAGCCCGCGAGCATTTTCGAGTTCAAGAAAGGCCGATAGATCTGCGAGTACGTTTTTGCCTAACCGACACGGAAAGCAGAGTTAAAGTTTTTCATAATCCTAAATTTAAATACAAGCAAGTTCAGCCCCAACTCATTGAGGATTCATAACCATGCTGATATCGATTGATAATTTTTCAGGCATGCAACCGGCCGTCGAGGCCCATTTGCTAAAACCGAATATGGCCAAGCTGGCAACAAATGTCAATTTACAGAAAGGCTCGCTCTCGCCCTGGAAAAAGGAGCTCATTGATACCACGCTGGCACAATCCGACGTGTTGATCAAAACAATCTACCAATATTTAGAGACTTATTGGTTCGAGTTTTCGGCCGATGTTGATGTCATTCCCGGTCCGATCGCGGCCGATACCACAAACCGGCGCTATTTTACCGGCATTGGTATCCCGAAGAAAACCAATGAGGCCGAAGCTACAACCGGATCACCGCCCTACCCGGTCAATTATTATCCGATGGGAGCGCCGATCCCGCATGGCTCGCTTGTCGCGGCCCTGGGCGGCGGCGGAAGCGGAGACGCTCGAAACCTGGTTTATCAATATACCATCGTAACATCCTGGGGAGAAGAAGGCCCGCCGTCTTTGGCCAGCAATATCGTTGCGGCCATACAGGGACAAACGGTCAATCTATCCGGGATAACGATAGCCTGGCAGGCAAGCGAAACTTATGCGGAGGGCGAATATGTCATTCCTTCCGGCGGGGTTGTCGATCACGTTTATATGTGTGTGGATGGTGGCGTCTCGGGCAGCGGAGAGCCAACCTGGGGCACTACCGTTGACGGCGATACTATTGACAACGGGGTTACCTGGAGAGCCTACAAAAAGGCGATTTTATTCGATTCGGGCTCATCGAAACGTGTTTACCGAAGCCTAAGCGGAGAAACATTCGCAACCTGGAACTTTGTCGGATCTGTGGCCATGGCTACCACGGTTTACGCCGATACCAAAACCGACCCGGAAGCCGCAGGCGGCGTGATCCTTCCGTCTTCTACATGGTATCCGCCTCCAATCGCCATGCACGGTTTAACAAGTATTGGCCGGTTTATGGCCGGATTCAACGGCAAAGACCTGTATTTCTGCGAGCCCAATTACCCGCATGCCTATCCCCCGGAGTACAGCTTTCCGCTCGATTTTCCGATAGTGGCCATGGGCGGACTGGGTAACACCCTGGTTATCGGCACCGAGCAAAACCCGTTTATCGTTCAAGGCAATCACCCAGGGGTATTAACGCCTGTCAAATTCCCGGACTCTCATCCGTGCGTGTCTTCTCGCGGGTTGATCGCTTTTGAAGGCGGTATCGCATTTCCATCTAATGACGGTTTGTATTTCGTCTCGGGCGGATCTGGCAAGGTAATCACGAAACAGGCTTACACCTCGAAAGACTGGAGCGCTTTGCATCCTCAGACCTTTATCGCAGCTTATCACGATAGCCGGTATTTTGCCTTTTACGACGATGGCGCCGGCGACGTGGGAGGGGTGATTATCAACATGGAAAATGGATCAGTTTCGAAAGTCGATCTGGCTGCAACGGCTGTGTATGTCGATCCCAAAACCGATACGCTGTACTTTAATTTAGAGGTGACAGTCTAATGGCTTATGACAATCTCGTATATGAGTGGGAGGGAGACGATACCCAGGCTTTCGACGATATGTACTGGGAGAGCCCGGAAGTCGTAACCGATGGCAGAATTCGTATGTCATGCGCGAGAGTCCTTTTTAACGTGGGGGATCTGGAGGCCTTTTGGCAAACCCTGGAAGATCGCGAGGAGCTCATCGAGAGAAACGCGGCAAAATTGGCCACCGGTCAACTTGGGACTACCGGCGGTAATGAGGGCGGCTATATTTTTGGTCATTACCCCATTGCCGGCGATAACCTGGAGGCGGTCCCGAGCGCTCCCACCTATGGTGGAGTGCTGGGACTGACCTTTAAACTATATGCCGATGGAGTCCTTAAATTCACCAAACAGCTCTACACTAACAGAATTTTTAAACTCGCGGGAGGCTATCGCGGTCAAAAGTGGATCGTCTCTCTAACAGGTAACGTCGCTAAGGTTCAGCGCGTCGATGTCGGTACCTCCGTCGAGGAAATAATGAGATTGAGGAGATAAGATCATGGCATACCGAGGATTTACCCCATCAGCAGGCCCAGGCGGTACGGCCGGGATTTGGATGCAAAATCAGGCCGTCAAGCGTTTTAACGAACAGCAAGACACCGATGAGCTGGAAGGCCTGCAGCTCGAACTATTACGAGCCGAAGTCGCCAACGCCAAAGCCAGCAACGCGGGAGACGCGGAGCTATCCAAACAGGCCGGCGAAATGTCCCAGGACTACCTAAAACAGTGGAATACCGGCCTCGAACAGGCGGGCGGCATGTATAACGAGGCTATCGGTGAAATTGGCAAGGCTCAGGATATGGTAGGCGGCGCTTACAAGGATGTCAGCTCGAACCTTGGAGCAATGTCTGGTGATATCGCGAAAGAATGGAACTCCATGAAAGAACAATGGGGCGGCATCCAGGGCGATCTTGTCGGATCGGCTAAGCGCGATATCAGCGCTCGCGATGAGCTTACCCGTTCTTTCATGGATTTAACGCGGTCCGATGAAGAAGGCGCGAGCGGGAGAGCTATGGCCGATGTTGGCGCTAAGTCGGAAGCCGGTCGGCAGGCCGAAGCCATGAGATTATCCGGGCTGGGCATCGATCCCACCTCCGGACGTGCCCGTTCACAAATGCGCATGTCCCGAAGCGATGAGGCTTTAAATATGGCGATGGCCGGGAATAAGGCCCGCTTAGGCGAAAAAGAGCGCGTCGCTGGTTTAACGGCCACCGGTCTAAATCTCATCGACCCAACCAAAAGCGTCAATGCGGCCACCGCGATCCAGGGCATGAGCAACAATCTATTGCAGGCCCGCTCCAATCTGGAAGTAAACCGAGCCAATGTCCAGGGAAATCTTGCCAGCACTACCGCCAACCTGGCAGGCCAGCGCGGCAAACTGGCCACCGGCTTCGCTCAAAACGTAGTCGCTCCCAGGGGCGAAATGGGCGCCACTCAATTAGGCGTGTCCCAGGGCGCCAGGCCCACAGGAGGCACCGCCCCAACGGGTACAGCAGGGCGGACAAACACTTTTGCAGACGCCCAGGACTTTGGCGCACGTCTCAGAGCTAAATATTACGGTACCTAAACAGGAGGTAAATCATGGGAGTTGGATCAGCATACGCGGCGGGCTTTAATTCCACCCGCAAACAACAGCGCAGCTTTATGCCGGCTGTGAACTCGCTTTCCGCCATTATCGCAAACCGCAAAAAACGCGGGGGCTCTATCCGAGTGGGCAGATCTGACTCCGGACCGAGCGCCGAGGAGCGAGCCGACGAATTTTTCGGCCGAATCGAGGCCAGGGAAGAAAAGGAATATCAGCGCAGCAAGGCCGATGAAGCCCAGCGCAAAGAAGAAGAAAAGGAGGCTCGCGCCGTCGGTCTTATGGAAGCCGAAGAAGCCAGGCGCAAAGAGGCCCACGAGGCACAAATGGCCCAACAGCAGCAGACACAGGCGCAAGGAGCGGAAACCTTTGAGCGCAAAAACCAAGTTGCGGACCGGGCGCAAGCCTATGAGATGGTGAAACAAGGCCTCATGATGCGCGATTCTAAAACGGTCAACGCAGCCTTACAACAAATGGTCCCGGAAGGCTATCGCGGCGAGGATGTTATCACCGAGGGCGAACGGATCGACGGCGCTCGTAGTTTCAAGGGCAGGCCTCCAGGGGCTAATCAAACCCCGCAGTTTGTCTTTGACCCGGACTCCGATGTCGTTGGCGTGACGTTTCCAGGCCAGGAAAAGCCGACGGTCTTTAAAAATGCCGAACAGGCTTTCCAGAACGTCCTCGCTCCCATGAACCCAGCGCACGAAAAGAGCAAGGATCAGATTGCCGAAGCTAAGAATAAGGGCGAGCTCCAATTTAAGAATCGGAAACTTGATTCGGAGAACCACTGGAAAGCCCATGAGGCGGCAATGAAGCAATTCGAATTCGACGGCTATTATCAACCCGCTTCTTACAACCAAGAAAAATATGAAGCTAAATACGCCGATACCATGGCTCGGTTAACCGGCAAACACCCCGGAGAGATCGAACCGCCTCCGGAGCCCACCGACGAAGAAAAAGAAGCCAAGGCGGGCGGCCAAGATTTCTATTCGGGTTCAGCGCCTCCAAAGGGCATCCCAGGCGCCAAACGCGGCAAAGATGGTAATTGGTACGTGAAAAAAGGAAAGAAATGGTATCCGGTCCTTAAAGGCAAGAAGAAAAAAGGTAAGGCCGGTAAGCTGAAAACGGCCGGCGTGAGCTTGCCCAGCCCCAAGGGCTCGACGGGGAGTCGTTTCAGCAGCCAGTCGCAACCTCGCGGCATAATCAGAAAAAAGCCGACTGGAGAAATCGTGCGGAAAAAAGTGCCTTCCAGAATTACTGGCGGCGAGGGATGGTCCGGCCAATAATGAAAGGCGAACGATCTAATGAGAAAAAGAAGCCGATGAAACGCTGTCCGAATTGCAATAAGAAATTGAGCCATACCGGTATCCAGGACTTTGGTAAAATGATTTTCATTGAGTGTAAGGCCTGTAAGATTATTTGGGACCATTATACAGCGGAGATAAAGGATGAACTATAGACTTGGCGACCCCCTGGACTACGATCCGTTTGTAGAGGATGAAGATAGCGTCATCGATTCTCCTACTGAATTCTCATTAGGGGAAGCACTCGAAATAGACCCGTTCGAGGCAGATCCATACGAAAACGACCCGCAATCCAGTGACATCGATGAGCCCGACGAAGAAGGCCATTCTCTTTGGGATATCCCGCGTTTAATGGGTAAGGGCGCGGGCGGTATTGCGA